CCAGACTTCTCCTCAGTACTGAGCCGGTCTCGCTTGGCTGGGTAATCCGCCGTGTCCTCGCCGCTGCAATCACCGCCGCCTTGGTCGGCTATTGCATCCAAGACCATATTCAAAACGCCGGCCTAAAAATGGGCGTTGTGGGTGCCAGCGGCTATGCCGCGCCAGAATGTCTGGATTACCTGATGAGGTATATCAAGTCGAAGGGCGATGCCGAGGTAGGTGTCCCGAAAAAAGATGCCAAAAAGAGACCTACCACCAAGCGACGGAAGTGAGAGCAACCTGCTCTTCGCCGTCATCGGCCTGGTCGTCGCCGCCGGCCTCGCCGCAGCCATGTCGGCTTGGATCGCAGGCTTCGTCCTAGACCAGCTCCAGAACACGGACGCCCTAGTCATGCTGGTCACCGACGGGGGGCTGAAGTCTGACTCCAAGGACTTGGAGCGGAATATGTCCACCGCCACCCTCGCCCTCCAGTCCTGCCGGGACTTGGGCTGGGCTTTGGGCGTAGGCTGTCTGGGGGTGGGGTTGGCAGTAGTAGTCAGACTACGGAAGAAAACGCCGCCACGGGCTTCCTAGGTGGTATTGACAGGGGGCTAAACCCATAATGGCTCCCCCCTCTGCCGAAAGGTACGGGGGAGTCGTCCTTTAGTACCCCTCGGCCCTCTCGACGATGGTTTCTCTCGGGGGGTCTTTAGGCGTCGTATTTGGTGCCTTGGTAGTACAATGCCGCCCCCACCTTGCGGGGTTCGATGATGCCGTTCGTCACCATAGCCTTAATCAGGGCTTCCGCCTGGTCGCGCTGGAGTTTGTGATCCGCCACCAGTTCCTCCAGCAAAGCCCCCCGGCTCAGGCGGGGCTTGGACTCAAAGTGCCGATACTGCTGGCCGACCTTGAGCAACTCGAAACCGCCGGCCAAGGGGGCGACCTCCCAGAACACCCGGTCGTCCGAGTGCTTGAGTTTCAGGACGAGGGTAGGCTTGCCGTCGGGCGTCCGCATCCCGGCTTCCTTGCCGCGCTTGGACAGGTTAAATGAGAACACGGGCAAGTCCTTCGACTCCCGACGGATGTTCAGGACGGCACGGACGTAGTTCACAAGTTCCGCCCCGCCCGTCCCGCTGTACATCATGTCCGAGAAGGTCTGACCGTCCGTGACCTCCTTGGCCTTCGGCTTGCCTTCGTGGTGGATCAGGATGGCGATGCACCCCGTCTCCTTGAGCATAGGCTCCAGCAGCCCACGGCAGAAGTTCGTCACGTCGACGTTGTCGTTGATGTTGCCGCCGATGTAGGCCATCAGCGGGTCGAGGACGATGACGTCCAACTTATGCCGAACGATGATCTTACGGGCGAGCTGAATGATATCCGAGCCGCGCTTCGACGACTCGTTAAAGAAATGCAGGTGCTGCCTGACCATCGCCTTCTCGTCGTTGTTGAGCCTCATGCCAGACATCACCCCTTGAAAGGACTGAGCCATGTCACCCACGTCGCCTTCCGCCTGGAGGACGCCCATCTTCAGCGGGTGCTTCGCCGGGATGCCGAACAACTCCCGTCCGCAAGCCCATGACATGGCCATCTGCATGGCGAAGGAAGACTTGCCGATGCCGGACTGCGCGGTGATCAGCAGCGAGCCGCCCTTCTGCAACCAGCGTCCATGGCCGATGACCGTGTTGGGGTCGTTCAGGACGTCGTAGTTCTCAAGGACGTCCGTCGTGACCTCCTCGGGGAAGTCCTGACCTTCCCGCCACGCCATGAACTCGTCCCAGTCCAGCGAACCAATCTTGAACGCCACTATTCTTTGCTCGTTCTCGCCGCGCATGATACCCCCCAGCCGGCTCCAGCGGGAAGGGTTCTTGTTCTGAGGGTCGGGTTCGTGGTCGGAAAGGTAGTCATACACCGTATTACGGCGTTCCTCCCATTGCTCCTTGCTCTGGGCGTCGACGCGCACCCAGGCGTGGACGGACTTGCCGCCCGAGTCGACGAGCAGGCTGATGGGCAGGTTGGACTGCTGGAAGATGGCGATCTGCTCGTCCTTGGCCTTCTTGTCGAACTCGACCAAGACGTGGCGGTAGGCCGACACCGAACCGTCCGTACCCGTGAAGTCGTCAGGCGTGAAGGGGTTGATACGAATCCAAGCCCCCGACTCCGTGCCGGCGAACTTAGCAGCCCCCACGGCTCCGGGGCCGAAGAACTTGGTGATCCATTCGGCGCGGGTCAGGAAGATGCCCTTCGACGCCGGGAACCACTTGCCGTCTTCGGTCTGGCCGGCCTCGTTCGTGATGCAGATGACGTCCTCGTCCTTGAAGCAGTTCAGCAGCACGTCGGCGGTCGTGAACGGCGTCTGGACGTCGACCAGCTCCGCCACCCGGGTCGGGTCGAAGACGAAGCGACCGTTCGCGCCGACACGGCGTTCCTTGCCGGCGACGAGCCAGCCCTTCTGTCGTTCGTGCGGCTTGACGTAGGCGTCGTTCAACTTGTGACGCAGGTCTTTCTCAGACCAAGGCGGCGAGCAACGGGCGTTGAACTCCTGAAGCAACGCCCAGGCATCCGACCACGGCAGGTCAAAGCCGTTGGCCAGAATGCTGGCTGCTCGGTAGGTGGCGGGGTGTCCGCCTTGGCCGGCGACGGCGGCAGGCAGTTTGGCGAGATATGCTCTCGCCCCGGAAATACGATCCTCGGTGGTCATCGGTGGCTTTAGGACTGGTGTCCCTTTGCCTCGACCTCTGCAATCCTTTTCCCGATGAAAGCCATCACGGGTACTGCCATGCTGTTTCCACACGCCTTGTAACGAGGGCCGTCGGGACATTCCTCCTCGGGTTTGCCCTTCCAGCTGATGCGCGACCAGTTGTCGGGGAAACCCTGGAGGCGTTCGCATTCAACCGGGGTGAGGCGACGGACAGCCATGGCTCCGACGAGAGGGACGTTTCCTCCACCTGTTCCGAACTTAGCGGCGACGGTAGGGGCTACCTCAAGAGGGCCGGTTACGCGACTGTCTTGAGCGCGGTTCTCATACACACTCGGCTGCACGACGGCGTGAGTCGTCCGGGTATCCCCAAGGTCAAAGTTGTTCGGCGTGTTGCTGGCGTCGGCGGGAACCCAAGTCTCGTTGTCGGTCGTCGAGCAAGCGCGCTTGGACTTGCGGAAGGGGACAGGTTCTGTTAGCAGGGTTTCGCTACCCCCGCCCAAGTCCCCGCCCGAAGCCCTGACCGTACCCACGCCCTCGGCGTATTGAGCGAACGAGGACGCGGTGTAAGGCTGAGGAATTAGTCTTCCAGTGTAGGCGTCTTGTCCTGAGTAGGCTCCAGGGTGGGTGTCGGCGCACAAGGTTCCGACGGTTCTCTGGATGCCGTCTGCGTCAGCGCCGCATGAAGCATTGCCGGCAGAGCTTTTCCCCTTTTTCCTGCCCTTCTCAAGATACCCGCGCAAGCCTTCGCGGAGAGATAGAACCTCGGCGGCAGCTCGCCAGTCTCCAAGACACGCGACAACGAAGACGCGACGACGACGCTGGGGAACTCCGAAGTGTTGAGCGTCCAGCACTCGGTAGGCGAACCCATACCCGAGTTCGACCAGCGCCCCGAGGAAGGAACCAAAGTCCCGTCCTCCTCCCGATGACAGCACGCCAGGGACATTTTCCCAGACGATCCAGCGGGGCTTGAGTTTGTCAGCCAAGCCCAGAAAGGTGAGAGCGAGGTTGCCCCGGGGGTCGGCAAGTCCTTTGCGGAGTCCGGCGACGGAGAAGGACTGGCAGGGTGTGCCTCCGACCAGAAGGTCGATTGCTCCAGGTTCGAGGGGCCAGGAGGTGTGTTCGGTGAGTGATCCATAGTTAGGTACGTTGGGGAATCGGTGTTTGAGGATGGCACATGGGAAAGGTTCGATTTCGGAGAAGCCAACGGGCGTCCAACCAAGCGGATGCCAGGCGACGGATGCTGCTTCCATGCCGGAGCATACGGAGAGATATCGGATTGGTTTTCCGATTGGTGCGGGTTGTTCAGGTTCATTCATGGGTTGTTCTGAAATTAAATTATTACTAGGATTAATGTTTGGTTGAAGTATTAAATTTTGTGCGTGATGCGAAGTCACCGCCGGTCTTAAAGCCTGAAGGCACAAGGCAACATCTACTTCCTTGATGTTGAAGTTACCATTTACTGCGTCTTCTCGCATCATAAATGCAATAGGTTTCATAGGTGGCGTAATCGTTATCCCCCCACCACCCTGCGGCGTCAACCGTAAAAGTATTTCATCTGGATACGCTTACCGTCAAAGAAGCGTAACTTGAGCTGCTTCATCTCGCCGGCCTTGACCAGTTCCAGCACCCATTCCCGTGCCGTCGTGCGGTGAACCTTCCAGTCCTTGGTCAACTGATCCAAGTCCTTGAAGCCTTTGGGAATCTCGTCGGCTCCCTTAGACCTTATTTTCCAGAGTTTCTTCAGGACTTCGTCGGTCTTCATACGGGTAAAATCCATTCGTCTTGGCCGTGCGGCTGCTCATGCACCCACGGTATGAGTTTATCGTCGGTATAGTAGCCGAAGACCATGCCTTGCGACCAGGCGAACGTGGCCCTGCGCGTATTGGCGTAATCCATAGCCCCCCGACGGGTCAAGGTGCCGACGCTGATGCCCGTCGGAGTATCGTCCCGGCGTCCGGTCATGCGACCTACCTTGTGGGTATGGGCGAAGATTACGTTCCCGTACATCTCGGCCATGTCCCTTGGGGCATTCTCGCCGTAGACGGTTCCGTGTGTGAACTTGTAGTTGGCCAACTGGAACGCCTGCCAGATGCCGGTATACTCGATGAACAGGGCTTTCCGCTTACGGCAATGCTCGGTGATGTCATTGATCAGGCGAATGGCGTAGCCAGAATAGACTTCGTCGTCCGAAGCCGCTTCGCGCCACAGGCGGACTTCATGGTTGCCGGCCAGCACGACGTTCGGGCGGAGCTGGTCGAGGAACTTCAGCCCCCCGCCGATATCGGGTTCGACGGCGTCGCCCTTTCCACGCGCTGACGACATGAATGGGGTCATATCCACGAAGTCGCCTAGGTGGACGGTGCAATGTGGACGCCAGCGTTCCTTGAACTTCAGG